CAGAAGCTGATCGCAGAGCTAACGAAGAGCGTAATAAAGTCATATCGGCTTGGACGCAAAAAGTTGAGGCTGCAAAAGCAAAATTGCCAGATTTTGAGGAAATGGTTGCAAGCGCGGATGTAGCAGTAAATGATGTAATACGCGACGCAATTATTGAAAGTGATGTAGGGCCTGAAGTCTTATACCACCTTGCCGAAAATACTGATTACGCTCGTAAATTGGCAAATATGCCAGTTGCAAAAGCTTTAAAAGAACTTGGGAAATTGGAAGCTCGTTTTGAAGTTAAAGACGAACCAGAAGCAAAACCTGTTGCTAGACAGTCTAAAGCACCTAGTCCTATTCGCCCATTAAAAGCGTCTAGTTCTGCTGCTGATGTGCCAATTAACGCTAATGGCGAATTTCATGGCACATATCAGCAATGGAAAGAGGCGAGATTGGCGAGAAAGATTAGATAAACAAATTTAATTTAAAGGAAATATCATGGCAAACAATTTGCTAACCATTAGTAAAATCACGAACGAGGCCCTGATGGTTCTCGAAAACGAATTAACTTTCACTTCGGAAGTTGATCGCAACTATGATGACCAATTTGCGGTTGTTGGCGCAAAGATTGGTAACACAGTTAACGTTCGCCGTCCTGGTCGCTTTATCGGTACGACTGGCCCTGCTCTTAACGTTGAAGATTTCAACGAAACTAGCGTACCAGTTACCCTTTCAACTCAATTCCACGTTGACACACAGTTTACGACTCAAGACTTGGCATTGTCGCTGGATATGTTTAGCGATCGCGTTCTCAAGCCTGCTGTCGCAGCTATTGCCAACAAGATTGACCGTGATGGTTTGGTCATGGCTAAGAACAACACCGCCAACATCGTTGGTACTGCTGGTACGCCCCCAACTGGTCTGATTACATATCTGACTGCTGGCGCTTACCTTGATGCTGAAGGAGCACCACGCGATGGCCGCCGTTCATGTATCGTTGAACCCTTTACTTCTGCAACTATCGTTGACAGCTTGAAAGGTCTGTTCATGCCTGCTGAGAAAATTGCACGTCAATACGAAAAAGGTTTGATGGGCGTTGACTCTGCTGGTATGTCATGGAAGATGGATCAGAACGTTGTGTCACAGACGTTTGGTTCGTATGCTTCTGCAACTTTGGCAACCAACACAGCAACTTTCACTGGTTCGTTGACTTCTGGTTGGGCATCAACTTCGACAATCACGATTGCTGCTGCTTCTGCTGCCGCTAACCTGCAACAAGGTGACGTTATCCAGATCGCCAACGTTTATGCAGTTAACCCCCAGAACCGTCAGGCTTATGGTTCAAACAAACTGCGTAACTTTGTTGTTACTGGTGCTGTTACCATCGGTTCGGGTTCGTCAGCTTCTGTGACAGTTTCGCCAGCTATCATTACCGCTGGTCAGTTCCAGAACGTGTCCGTATCTTCGACTTCTTCAAGCGCTGTTGTTACTCCTTTTGACAAATCAGGTACAGTTTCCCCACAAAACATCGTAATGCACCGTAACGCATTTACGCTGGCAGTGGCTGACCTTGAGTTGCCAGAAGGTGTCCACTTTGCTGGTCGTGCAAGCGATAAGGAAATTGGTCTGTCAATGCGTGTGGTTCGTCAGTACACCATCAACAATGATTCGATCCCGACCCGTTTAGATGTGCTGTACGGTTGGGCACCTCTGTACCCAGAACTGGCTTGCCGTGTAGCAGCCTAAATTTAGTGGGGGATTCATCCCCCGTTATTAAACTTTAAAAGGAAATTTATCATGGCAAATCCAGGCGCAGCTAGTACAGTTAGCACCCATCCATCAAACCTAGCAACCAATCAAGCATTGCGCTTGTTGGCTGTGCAGAAAGCAGTTTCTTTGACTGCAACGGGTGATACTCCTGTAGCAATTAACAATGCAACTGCTTATGTTCCTGTTTCAGTTGTTTTGGCCAATGCAGTAAACGGCACAGCAACTGTTTCAAGTATTGCAAGCGTTTACATTGGTATTTATAACGCAATCTCGCAAGGCAATAGCACACAAGCTATTTTGACTGCCGCTACAACCTCAAACACAACCACAAGTTATGTAACGGTTAGCGCAGCTTCTTACCCTGCTCTGCAACAGACTGCACAAACTTTGTATGTTAACGTGGCAACTGCTTCGGCAACTGGCACGATTGACGTATACGTTTACGGTTACGATCTGTCGTAATATGTAGTAAACTTAAAGCCTGCTCTCATTGTGAGGGTGGGCTTTTTGTTTGGGGAAACAATTGAAACGTGACATTATGATTGGTATGCCTGTTTACACAGGTAGAGTTTGCACACAGACAATGCGTTGTTTGATGCGTGATTCAATTAAATTGTTATTAAGAGGCGATAAATTCTGTTTTGCAGAAGATTTAGGTAACTCTGATATTGCAGGCAGTAGGGGTGCAATTCTTGCTACTTTTTATCGTTCAAGTTGTGATACTTTAGTCTTTGTTGATGACGATGTATTTTGGGAAGAAAACGCTCTAATTAAAATTATTGACCATCCTGTTGATTTATGTGGTGGTGTATATCCTAGAAAAAAAGACCCAATTGAGTTCCCATTACGATTAGATGTTAAAGACAGTTACCCTGCCGATCCTGAAACAGGTATGGTTGAAGTGGCGGGTTTGCCTGGCGGGTTTATGAAAATCTCGCGCAATTGCGTAGAACAGATGGTAAAGGCATATCCAAAACATACGAAACGTGGATTGCATGATTCGTCAGAGTTTTGGCCAGTCTTTGACCCTTATGATTTGCCCGACGATAGATTGAGTGAAGATTTAGCATTTTGCCAAAGATGGCGTGACATTGGCGGTAAAGTTTGGGCAGACTTTGAGTTTGAAATGGGTCATGTTGGCACGAAAAGTTATGTATCACACATTGGTAATTATTTGAGAAGTTTTCAAAACGATGTAAAATAAGTTAAGTAGTACTACTTTCCCAAAGGAATAATTATGCCTTCAACTACTATTACTCGCGGCAATGCGTTGTCTACGTTTTATATGCAACCATCATTAACACCATCGGGTGTTTCGCCATACATTTCTGTGGTGCAAACTTTTACTATGCCAGGACTACAGACTAGCGATATTATTCAAGCCGTTGGCGCTGTTGGCGTTCAAACAGCAGGTATCGTGACTGCGGAATGCGATTGCTACACAACTGGAATTTTGAGCGTTCAATTCTTGAATTCAACGTCAGCTACTGCAACACCGATTGCTGGCGCTTACATTTTTCAAGTTGTTCGTGCTGAAGGCCCATTACCTGTTAATGCGGTGTAATCATGTCAAATACCAGCGTTTTACGAGTTGCTGGTCAAACTTATGCCTTGTCGGTAACTAGTACGGCACACGCGTCAGTTCAGATCAATGATAATACAAACGATCAAGTTAACTTTGCATCGTTTTTGAATCTTGGTGCATCACCAATGGCGATTGCAGTGGCAAACTATACTCCTGCGCCTGTTGCTACGTTTCCCGCGGATGGGACGCCTGGCAGCTTTGTATTACCGCCATTGATGACTACGCCAGTAGTATTGGCTGTACCAACATCTCCGTTTTACATGACTGCTGTTAGCAATACAACATCTGCTGGACTCTTATACGTTACTTGTATTAACGATCAGTCATAAAAGGGGTAGTGAATGGCTAACCCAAGCCTGACTGTTGACCAAAACTTACTGCCAGTTCAAGCGTACTTCAACTTGGATGGCAGTTTTAATACGTTTATTGGTCAAAACCAGCCATTTTATGCCACGTCAAACCCTATTCAAACAGGGTTGACGATTACCAATTCAACGCTAGACAATAGTCCTATTGGTGCAACAACGCCATCTACAGGCGCATTTACCAATTTAAGTACGACTACTGGACAAATTAGTACTTCGCCATCAAATGCTTCTGATATAGCAAATAAGCTATATGTTGATACGGTAGCGCAGGGTCTTGGCCCAAAGGCGGCTTGCGCTGTTGGTACGACGGTATCAATTACCTTATCAGGTTTGCAAACAATTGATATTTACACGACACTTTCTGGTGATCGAGTATTAGTTAAAAATCAAGGTACATCGTCGCAAAACGGTATCTATATTGCATCTGCTAGCGCTTGGACAAGAGCAAGCGATATGAATGTATGGTCTGAGGTTTCAGGCGCATACACAGTACTTTTAAATGGCTCTCAAGCTAATACTGGATGGGTTTGTACGGCATCTTCTACAGGCACAATTGGCGTGACTGCTATGCCTTGGGTGCAATTTTCAGGAAACGGTACATATTTTGCAGGAACAGGGTTAACCCTTAGTTCTAATACTTTTAGCATTACGAATACGACTGTTACTGCTAACTCTTATGGTTCAGCGTCTAGCGTTGGTACATTTACTGTCAACGCACAAGGTCAATTAACAAGTGCGGCAACGACTTCAATTGCTATTGGTGCATCACAAATCACGTCTGGCACGATTGCTTCGTCGCTTATTTCTGGTTCTTACACAGGAATTACGGGTGTAGGCACGTTGACCGCGGGAACATGGAATGCCTCGTTGATTAGTCCTACTTACGGTGGTACTGGCGCGTCAAACCTTACGGGTTATTTGTATAGTAACGGTGCAAGCGCAGCCACGGCATCTACAACCATACCAAACACGTCAATTTCGGGTTTAGGCACAATGTCTACCCAAAACGCCAATAATGTATCAATTACTGGCGGAAGCATTACAGGAACCCCATTAAGCGGTTCTACGGTGGGCGGTACGACTATCACAGCATCAACGCAATTTAGTGGCCCAGGTACAGGGTTAACGGGAACAGCTACATCATTAAACATTGGTGGCAATGCCGCAACTGTGACAAATGGCGTTTATACGACAGGATCGTATTCAAATCCTGCGTGGATTACGTCAATTTTAGGATCTATTGTTAGCGGTGCGGTTGCATCTGCAACATCAGCAACTAACGTGGCAGGCGGCACAACGGGTGCATTGCCTTACCAAACTGGTGTTGGTGCAACAGGATTCTTATCGCTAGGCACAACTAATTATGTGTTAACAGCAGGCGCATCAGCACCGCAATATGTTGCACAATCTACGTTATCAGTGGGTTCGGCATCCACAGCGACTAGCGCAACCACAGCTACAAACTTAGCAGGTGGCATTGCAAGTCAAATACCTTATCAAACGGGTGCTGGTGCTACATCTTTTGTTGCTAACGGCACATCAGGTCAGGTTTTAACGTCAAACGGTACAAGCGCACCTAGCTGGACAACGCCTACAGCTTATGCAACGGTCACAGACGATACAACAACTAATGCAACGCGCTATCCGTTATTTGCAAACCAGACTAGCGGTAATTTAACGACTGAATACACAAGTTCTACAAAATATCAATACAACCCGTCAACGGGAGTATTGAGCGCTACAGGATTTAGCGGGTCTGGCGCGTCATTAACATCATTAAACGCTTCAAACTTATCATCTGGTACTGCGCCATCAGCGCAGATTTCAGGTTTTTATACGGGCATTACTGGCGTTGGCACACTTGCCGCAGGAACGTGGAACGCCACAACGATTGGTGTAGCGTATGGCGGTACAGGATTAACTTCTACACCTGCAAATGGTGCATTGGACATAGGTAACGGTACGGGATTTACTCGCACAACATTGACGGCGGGAACAGGTATTACCATTACTAACGCATCAGGTTCGATTACAGTAGCGGCATCTGGTGGTAGCGGTGCGACGATTACGGATGATACGACTACAAACGGAACTAGATATATTAATTTTACGTCAGCAACTAGCGGCAGTTTAAGTACTATCTATACATCGTCAACTAAACTAAAATATAACCCATCTACAGGCGCAATGACTGCGTCATCAATTATTATTGCACCATAGGAAATATTATGGGAACTCTTGTCTTTCAAGGCGCATCTGGCGGTAGCACCGCACTAACAGGATCGGATACAGCGTCAACGCTTGCGATTACTGTGCCTGCTGCTAACGGCACGATGGCATTAGCTGATACGACTAATCAAGCTATTTTGATGCCTTATGGTACTACTGCACAACGTCCAGCTTCTCCAGTTGCATTTGAGATTCGTGGCAATTCAACTACGTCAAATCCAGAATGGTATGACACAACAAGTGCAACTTGGCGTACATTTTCTCAAAATGCGGGTTATTCAATCAATTATCTTGTAATTGCTGGTGGCGCATCTGGTGCTGGATACGGTGGCGGAGGCGGTGCAGGTGGATTGTTATCTTCAACCACAACTGTAAATTCTGGTACTGGTTATGTAATAACGGTTGGAGCAGGTGGTGCAGCTACAGGTGGTAGTAATACAAGTGGATCAAATGGATCGTCATCTTCTCTCGCTTCCATTGCAATAGCAATTGGTGGAGGATATGGCGCATTTTCTGCTGTTGGCGGTGCTGGCGGTTCAGGTGGTGGAGGTGGATTTAATAATGCAGGTGGGGCAGGCACATCAGGGCAAGGAAACAATGGTGCAACTGGTTATTCTAACGGTTCAACAATAAGCGTTGGAGGTGGGGGAGGAGGTGCAGGTGCTACAGGTTCTGCGGGCACATCAAGCACAGGGGGCGCAGGCGGTAACGGTTTAGCATCAAGCATTTCAGGTTCATCGGTTACTTATGCTGGCGGCGGTGGTGGAGGCGCATTTGGAGCAGCAACTGCTGGTGCTGGTGGATCAGGAGGAGGGGGTGCTGGAAGTTTAGTTGGAGCTGGAACTGCTGGAACGGCAAACACAGGTGGTGGCGGTGGTGGATCAACAAACGCATCGGCATCTGGTGCTGGCGGTTCAGGTATTGTAATTATTTCTTACGCTGGCGCACAACGTGGAACTGGTGGTACGGTTACTTCTAGTGGTGGAAATACTATTCACACTTTCACAAGCAGCGGAACTTTTACAGCTTGAGGATAAAAAATGTCACATTATGCAAAAGTAGTTAATGGAATTGTAGTAAATGTAATTACAGCAGAAGCTAATTTTTTCATGCCAAAATCTGAAGGTGGTGAAGGGTTTGTGGATAATTCGCCAGGAACATGGATTCAAACATCCTATAACACATTTGGCGGCAAACATTACAATCCAACAACTGGTGTTGAAGATACTGAAACAACACCTGCTTTACGCGCTAATTATGCTGGAATTGGTTTTAATTATGATGCAACTCACGATGTTTTTTATGCCCCACGTCCAATAGATTGCAATGGTATATCTTGTGCTAGTTGGACGATTTCTGCACTGAATTGGTTATGGAAACCACCAGTTGCTTACCCAACAGACAATAAAAATTATGTTTGGGACGAACCAACTAAATCTTGGATTGTTCAATAAGGATAAATTATGTCAGTATTTCTTTCTCCGTTTGCAGGTGCAGGCTGGCAATTTTTTAGCAATACTGGACAACCTTTATCTGGTGGACAAATTTATTCATACACGGCTGGAACAAGCAGCCCACTAGCAACTTATACATCTATTTCTGGAAATATTGCTAATACTAATCCAATAGTTTTAGATGCGAATGGACGAGTCCCAAACGAAATATGGTTGGGTGTAGGTTCTGCTTATAAATTTGCATTGTTTGATTCAAGTAATGTTCAAATTGGCACTTATGACAATATTTCTGGAACACCAACAGGTCAAAACATTGTTACTACCTTTAATGCTGGTACAACAGGTTTTACACCTACAGCGGCAACAAATGGTGATATTACCCTTGGTGGTACGTTAAATTCGTCTAATGGAGGGACAGGTCTTAATGCAAGCGGTTCAAATGGATTTTTATTAACTTCTAATGGAACTACTTGGGTTTCACAACCACCTGCGTCTTATGGTCAATTATTTAGTTATGCAATGGCGTATTCGTCTAGTAGTTACACACCAAACAGTCAGGTTGCAGGTTCAAATTTCACACCAACTTTAACTGGTACTTGGAGCGTAATGGGCGGCCCGTTAACAGTTTCATCAAACAATTGGTATTTGCTTCAGAGGGTTGCATGAACGTACTTTGGAAGATTCTTGATATTGATGGCAAAGACGGCGTGATTACTGCCGCTAAATACTTTGTGCAAGCATCAGATGAATACAACACGGTCGCAACTGAAGGCAATTGGTATTTTGAAAGCAAAGAAGCAATTACGCCAATTGAGTTAGTAACAGAAGAAATGGTTGCATCATGGATTAAAGCTGATGCCGTAAGAGATGGTAAGAATTTAATTTTAGATAGATTGCAAGAGCAACTAAATGAATTGAGCAAGCAAAAGACAATGATTCCACCTTGGTTGCCACAAGTATTTACACCAAAGGTTTGATATGACACAACCCATTGACATTATCAGCAGAGCATTAAAAGACATTGGCGCATTAGAAGCAGGGGAAAACCCTACGCCAGAAGCAGCACAAGATGCTTTTGATATGCTCAATGACATAGTAGACCAATGGTCAAA